ATAAATTCTCTAAACTTCGGTGCTTTCATTGTCAATTTTTTTACCTATGTTATATTTTGCTTGTAAGTCCCATTCACTCTTTTCTTTAAATGCTAAAACTTTTATTTGAGATAGAGGTGCTTTACTTTCAGCAACTGATGAGTTGATTATAGCAATCAAACCCCAATCTGCTAATAGTTGAGCAATTGTATTCCTTCTTTCGATATCATTATCTGATAAATTTGATTCTTTACCATCTAATGCAAATAGTTCTTTAAAATGCACTATGAAATATCTACCTTGTTTATGTAGTATATGACACGATTGAAATAGCTTTTTATCTTTTCTAGAGGCAACACCAATTCTAGTTAGTGTTTCACGAACCTTTAAAAAATCATCTGGTTCTTTTAGTTGAACTTCCAACATCTCATCTGGATGCCAACTTTCATTTAATTCATTCATTTTATCCCACCTTTATATAATTTTTCTTTAATCAGATCAATTTGACCTTTGGTGAGTATATCAAGAGCAGACTTTGCCTTATCATTACTATATCCATAATACTCTTTTACACACTCAATTTCTTTTAATTTACTCGCTCTTAGAAAAGGACTAAACCTTTTCTTTGGTCTAATACTATTTAGTAGAAATTGAAACTGCATATCTTTATCAATGAAGTGATTTCTATTCATTTCATTAACTAGCATTATGGTGTCTGAAAAAGCAGATAACATCTTGTTTACAATAAAAGCAGGATACTTTTTAATCCACTCTTTATCTTCGGACTTCATTAAGTCTTTCTTTGTAAAGTTTATGGAGTTTAAGTATTCTTTAAGTTCGTACATTATGATAACCTTTTTATTTTTTTAGTTAAAAAGGAAGTCAAGTCTGATGGTTTATCTCTAAAATTTTTAGAATTATTTGTAAGTTTATCTATATAATCTTCATCATTAGCAAATCTAGTGCTTCTTGTTTTAAATGCTCTTTCTTTTTCGAGACATAATCCTCTTCTTTCTTTATCAGATATACTTTGATATTTTAAATCTGCTATAGGAGCACTACCTTGAAATTTTTGTATATGGTCGTTTATTGAATTTATTTCCATCCACTCACACAGCATTGAAGAATCTCTAAAATTCATTGATTCATTAGGAATCAAAAAACTAACCCAAATATTTCTAGTTAGTTTAGGTCCATATCCATATTTTTCAAACACAGGTGCCCATGCTGCTTTTAAATTACCTATGTTTTTTTTAATTTGATTTGCTTCTGGGCCCAATTGTAAAATAACTTTATGGTCGCCCCACCTATCTTGTGGTTGAGTTGTTGGTTTTCTTCTTTTAGTCCTGTGTTTATTTGACATACTATCATCTGACATACCAAAACCTTTACCAGATGAAGTTCCTATTTTAATAAAAGTAGAATCTGTAAACTTGTTAGGAGGCACGGTTGGTTTATCTATACTATAAACAATTGAATAAACAACACTCTCAAATTGATTTGCTGCCTTTGATACATCTTTATAATGATACCATTCAGAATATGTAAAGTCTTTAGCGATTAAATCGTGTTTAAGATATTTCCCTATCATTTGAATTTCACCTGTGACATTAGTTCAGTTAAACAAGCCACCAAGTTAATTTCTTGATCTGCAACAAAGGCAGATTTATACTGATAATCAGCAATAATTAAAACAGCATGAGGTATAGTCTCTGGTTGTAAACTATCGTACACACTATCATAAATTTTTCTAAAGATTTTAACTGGATCGTTATCAAGATTATTGACAACCCACTTTCTCATATCACTAAACTCTTTACCTTTGAGATGAGTTAAAAGTGTCTTTAAATTTTCATCAGATACATTAACAAGAACACCAGCATCAATAGTACCACTTACTGAATATCTTTGTAATTCATTAATGAGTTTTCTAAAGTCTGGGAAATGTTTCTTGATTAATTCTGCAAGTACCTTTTCTTCATAAGTTACATTCTGTTCTTTAAGAATAAAGGTTGCTCTTTCAAATAACTTACTTGCTAATTTAGGTTTATCTTTGGGATTAATTCTAAATTCTATATTTGAAAATCTACTATGTAAGGGGTCTATGATTCTATTCTTGAAATTACAAGTTAGAATAAATCTACAATTCGCATGAAACTCCTCAATGAAGCCTCTCAATGCAGGTTGTGTTGATTGTGGATTTAGATAATCTGCCTCATCAAGTATGACTACTTTTTTACCACCAGATAGTGATACAGTAGAAGCAAAGTTTTTGATTTTATTTCTTAGTACATCAATGCCACCTTCTTCGGAACCATTAATCATAATCCAATCACAGTTTAATTGTTCACACAATGCCTTTGCAACTGTGGTCTTACCTATGCCTGGTGTACCTGAAAATAAAAGATTTGATAACTCACCCTTTTTAATAAAAGATGAGAATAATGTTTTTAATGATTCTGGTAGTATACAATCATCAATCGTCTTTGGCCTATATTGTTCGACCCATAAAAAGTCTGTATTCATATTTCACTCCGTTCATGTTATAATAAAAATTACTTAGTAATAGTACTGTCTGGCTCAAGAGCAATCCAGTATTCAATAGGGAGTTTTGTATTTTTAAAATATGATATAGACTTAGAAGATACAGAAACATCATAATCACCTGATAACATTTTCATATTTTCTACTTTGAAATAGAAAGTATAATCTGCTGTTGCGTTTTCACCAACAATGATATCAAAGTTGTTTGCTGTATCGTTTTTCTTATCACATACTTTTAATATAGTGTTTCCACCTTTTTCACCTACTAACGCAAGGTCAGGAGTTTTAAGTATTGCAGCCATCTTCTTTAATTCAGAAAGATTAGATTCTGATAAACTAAAAGTTACATCTGCCTCTGGCATATTAACTTCTTTAGTTGGTGCTACAATTACTGATGGATCAGAATAAAAGTATTTTGCTTTTGACTTACTTCCGTCTGAAGCAATAGTCATAAACTTATCTTGTAAAGATAAATCTGGTTTGTTTAAACTAGATACTACTGATAGAAATTCGTTAAGGTCATAGATTGCAAATTCACTTTCAAATGATTCTGTAATAGTTGCCTTAGCAAAAATATTTCTCATAGTAGAAATAGTTGATAGTTCACTTCCTGGTTTAATCAATATGTTTGTATTGATTTCAGAAAAGTTTTTAAGTATATTTAATGTATTTGTATTTAGTTTCATAATAAAAATTTCACCTTTGTTTTTTTGTTTAAGTTATAGTAACACAGTTAAGGGGCCTTGTCAAGCAAGACCCCTCAAAATATTTAATCTTGTTTAGGATTAAATTGCTCATCCAATTCATCAAAAAAATGGTTAGCAATAACTCCTTTATCAAATAAAACTGCTTTATCCATAGGAAAAGGCAATTCTTCACAAGCAGGAGTAGCACCATATAAAGATATAACATTCTTTTCTTTGGCACTAGTTGTGTACCAAGCCTGTCTCATTTGATTTTTCTGAATAGACCAGTTTCTTCTAAACTTATCTATTCTTTTTTTCCAACACTCTATTGGATCTTGGCCCTCAAGAATACTAGTATGTATTATTACTCGCAACCCTTTAACTAGTTTTCCTTTTGATAAAAGTTTATCATAATATTTTGCAACATTGGTAAGAGCCTTAGAATGAAAAGCACTAGACACAATAAAATAATATATTCCATTGTTATGAAGATTGTCTAGATAACCACCTTTTGTTTTAAATTCTTCAGCAGTTTTTTCATCAAATGCTACAAAACTTGTAGATAAATTGTCACCATGAAATATATCTGTAACAATTCTTTTCTTTTTATCTTTTGAGAAAGTACCATTAACTATTGCCTCAACTCTTTCAGTAATAGCATCCCATGTTCTTTCTAAATGATTGTTCGTAATTGCAACATCACAATAATGTTTTACATCCATTAATGTATGTGGACTTTCAGGTTCACTAGCACGGTTACTCATGATAGCAAAAAAATGAAAATCGTCCCAAGTTTCTGCTTCATAGTAATCAACTATCATGTTTGTTTTGTTTTGTTTAAGTAATTTACCATATCTAGTTCTACCATTGCAAAGATAATCTTCTCCATTTACATTAATAACACTAGGCGGAACTTTAGATAAAAGATATCCTTTGTCTAGACTTGTATAAACTTCCTCCTTATTGACACCTTCGCCAAGTATTCTAGCAGTTTGCATTGAGCCTGCAGTATTGGTTTTAGCATCTCCGAGGGTTGGTAAGTCTATTTGAAAATCACCCATGTTTATTAATTTTCTTCCTTTGAACTTTAGACCACCATATAGGTTGCTATATAATTCTGGATAACCTTGTGGGTCAATATATTTTAAGGATGATTGTAAGTGTGAATTGTCGAATGTTAAGGTGTCAACAGGCACCATTTGTGTTGTCGTCATTTATTTTCTCCTTCGTTCTCCTTCGAGTGTGTGATTTTTACATCACGGTTAAATAAAAGTAGCAACTTGTAGGCGTTAACCTAAACTACTTCTATAGTATTATTTATAATATATAATAACATAGTTAAGGGGCATTGTCAAGCAACACCCCTATCTATTATCAATTACTTGATGTCAATTGTACGAGGTTTCTTTTCCTCTGGTACGATTTTTTCTAACTCAACTAAAAGCATTCCATCTTTCAATTCAGCACCGTTTACTTTAATGTCTTCCGACAAAGTAAATGATCTACTAAATTTTCTTTTTGAAATACCTCTATGTAGAGTTTCCTTTTCATTCTTAT